CACTTGATGATCCTTGAGATATTACAATTGTGGTAGTTATTTTGGCCATAAGTAATTCCTAGAATGGCCTAGATGAATAAATCATCTAGGCCTGTTTAGAACTAAAGTCTATTTTTTTAAAGGCTTTATTATAGTCCTAAACTTCTTTGACCAGCAGTTTTAGATTGACCATACTCTTCAATTTGTTTTTTCGTTGCAGCAACGATAACGATCTTTAGGCCTTTTGCTTTAACAGCGTTTTTAAATGCTTCTGAACGGTCACAAGTCTTAACACCAAAGTTCTTAGTAACTTTAATAGCAAGAGCATTAGTTGGTCTTAAGAAACCTTTAAGGTTTGAACATTCAATATCCTTAGGTCCAGCAAATGAACTTAAAGAGGTTAATAGGAAGGTTGCAATTAATAGATTTTTCATTGTTTTTTGCCTTTTGTAATCTGAATTATTTCAGTAGGTCTAGACTAACACATTGAGTTATAGAATCAAGTTGATTCGGGTCGAGTGAGTAATATTTACTTATCTGATAGATATGATTTTCAAACTCTTCTTCATCGGTGTAAATGGTGATCTCGAGATCATCATCGCTTATCCAAATAAAATGTTTTTCAATTTTAAGTTCCATAAGCGGTTTTATGATGGGCGGTTTGGGGAGTCAATGGGGATTGTAAAGTTTACCACATGTATTAAAATATATTTAATCATATCATTATTAGATAGGTCTGGAAATACACATCTAATTATTAGATATTAGGTTGGGCTAATAAGGAGTATTAGTAAAACTAATAGTGCTCTGATAGTGGCAGTATCACTGGTGTTCGGCCTAGTAGTTCAACCTAATGGTTCAACCTAATGGTTCACTCATTGATATCTATTGGTACACATATAGTACTACATGCATCATCACCTCAATCAACCACATTGGTGCTAAGTTGTAGTGTGTGCTAAGTAGCTGTAATCACGTGGGGTGTGTGTAATGATCTTACTCCTTAGGATGCGTAGCATGGTAGGGGAGCACGAAGGATGAGTGCGATAAAGAGATCTTAGCTCCTCATGGGAAGGGGGTACTCCCCCAATCCTTACTAAAAAGAATGGAAAGGGAACCCCACACTAAAAAAATCAAATATTGGACTTTAACGCATAACAGTATAAATACTTTAGAACCCCACACTAAAAAAATCAAATATTGGACGCATAACAGTATAAATACTGAGATATTAAAAATCAAATATTGGACGCATAACAGTATAAATACTGGGAGAGTCGGTATTAAAACCTAAATCTTACATCATAAAAAACCGTAACGCACAGTTTAAATGTTGGGTATTTTCATAAAAAATTTGATTTGTCGAAAAAACACTGATATTGTGTAACGAAGTTACACTATCACAAAAAATACAAGAGTTACTAATTACAGACCCACCGCGTATATAGTACTAACTTAGTACCATATCTCACTATGCGTTAGAAAAATATACGAAGTTACTCTAATGTTGACAAATTGGAAATTACGATTTAATATGTGATAACAACACATATTCATTAAAAACCCTAACGCACAGAATAACTGCATTTTTAGCCTTTTTTTTAGTAATAAAATAGCTTGAAACGAGGTGGTACAAAGGATCCTAAGCGATTGACGCATAGCCAATTCAACTTTCCTTTTAGCCTTAGAATACATGTTTTGAATTACTTTTTGTTTTTACTTTTTTCAACTTGGGGTTTTTCAAAAAATACCCCCCTTGTAAAGTTAAATCAATATATTTAATTTAGTTGAAAGAAGTAAAAACAAAAATTTATTTGATAGTATTTAGGAGTGGTGCTCCTAGGTTGATATTAGATTACTACTGCTCTATTATAGTTTCAAGAGGTGTTTATGAAAAAAAGAATAAGAAACTCAGATGGTCAATTTATTCCACTAGTTATACCAAAAGAAAAACCTTTAGAGCTTCCAAAAGAAGTAGTAAAGGATATGGAAACCGCAATTAAGAAAAAGGTTTCTAAGAAAAAAACTATTAGGAAGAAAAAGGTTGAGGACATCCTCTAGTGAGTAAGGTTAGAAGTATTTCAACTGGTTATGTCCCTAGGGTATGGCAGTTGGAAACTCATCTAAGGATACTTAAGGAGAAGATTCGACACTCCATATTAGTTTTTCATCGAAGGGGTGGTAAGTCGGTATTCTCTGTAGGCCATATAAACCACTCTGCTATTCATTTCGATAAAATGGACCCTAAGACTGGTGAGCCTCTTCGAAATCCTCATTTTGCCTTTGTTGCTCCAACCAGAGCACAGGTTGAGAACATTGCTTGGCTCTATTTTAAGGAATACCTTAGATATATTCCCCAAATAAAATTTAATGAAACTAAACTCAGAGCAACATTCCCCCATCCACGTGGAATTTGTACCATTTCCCTCTTCGGTGCTGAGAACTTTGATGCTATGAGAGGAATCTACCTAGATGGGTATGTTCTAGATGAGTTCGCCGATATGCATCCTGATGTCAGGGACAAGGTTCTTCTCCCAACCTTATCAGATCGAGAGGGTTGGGAAATAGTTATTGGAACTCCTAAAGGTGAAAATGCTTTCAAGCGGTTGTATGATGTGGCCGTAAATAATGAGGATCTTTGGTATCACTGCCTTGTTCGAGCTGATGAATCTAATATTCTCCCAGATGGTGAACTCAACCTTATTCGACAATCTATGTCCGAAGAAGCTTATAATCAGGAGTACCTTTGCGATTTTAATGCAGCTCCTTCTGGTAAATATTACCAAAAATACATGGATGATGCTCGGACGGAAGGTAGATTAACTTCAGTACCTTACGACCCTTCCACTACTGTCACCACCTATTGGGACTTAGGTTTTAATGATTCCACCGCCATTTGGTTTGTTCAGGAAATTGGTAGAGAAATTCATGTTATTGATTATTACGAGGTGCATGGAAAAGGGCTAGATTGGATAATTCCTAATGAAATTCTTAATCGTAAATACCAATATTCAGAGCATGTCGTTCCCCATGATGCCCAGCAACATGAGTTGTCTACTGGCACTACTAGGGTAGAGTTTATGTTATCTCATGGACTTAAGGATGTTAGAGTTCTTCCCAGATCAAAGAATGTGGCAGAGGATATTCATGCAGTCCGATTAATGTTGCCTAAATGTTGGTTTGATAAGAAAAGGTGTGATCTAGGGATTAGAGCACTTGCATCATATGAAAGGAAGTGGGATGCTAGAGAGAAGGTGTATTCGGATAAACCCAGACATAATTGGGCCAGCCACGGGGCTGACGCACTACGTTATTTCGCCCTTGATTATCGTCCTGGGATGAGTCGCGATCGCAGAGAGTATTACGATGAGATTCAACTTTCGGGTGCACCCGATTATGATATTTTATCATTCTAGGACAGTGTGGTACTATTAATGGTACTGGGGGATATTATGGGTTTAAAGAAATTTTTAAAAAAGACTAGACAACAGTTTGGCGGAATAGTTGCTGAGGCATCTTCTGATATCGGGAAATTAGCTCAAGAAGCAACTGCTGGAATAACTGGCTCAGAAACTCTCGGGGATATTGTCGGCGGTGGTTTTGAAAGTGCTTCCGCCCTTTCTGCTTTTGCTATGACTGGCGGTGCTGCCGGAACTGAAGGCATTACTTCTGGGGCCGGTAAAGTTGGGGGAGCTTTAGGTCTTGGCGGGGAAGAGGAACCTACCTCAGCTTTAGGCGGAGGGGGAACTTCCGATATCGGTAAGAAAAAGAAGGATCTTGAGGACAATATTCGGCGTAATACTACTGGTTTACGTCAACAATCTGTTTTAACAGCGAGGTAATTCGTGGAAGACGAAATCGGGGCAGGAGTCCTTAAACTATTTGATGTTTTGATGACTGATAGAAAGAATTGGGATTCCCACTGGGACGAAGTTGCTAAATTTGTGGTCCCACGTAAGGATAATGTTTATGGCCAGGCCAGTCCTGGGGAGAAAAGAGCTAACCGCTTATTTGATTCCGAGGGGATTAGAGCAAATGATGAACTAGCTGCTTTCCTTCACGGCATGATGACCAATCCTTCCCAAATTTGGTTTAACCTTTCCACTGGCGATAACGAGCTAGATCGTAATAAAAATGTGTCCGCTTGGCTTTATGACACTACCAATAAAATGATCCGTGCTCTAAACAACTCCAATTTCCAGACTGAAATCCTTGAAACTTATACAGATCTCGGTTCAATTGGAACTACTGTACTAAGGATTGAGGAAGATGATGACGAAATAATTAGGTTTCACTCCTCTCCAATTTATTCGGTGGCGATTGATGAGAACTCTAAAGGGGTTATTGACACAGTAATCCGTAAATTTGAGTATTCCCTCCGCCAAATCATTCAAGAATATGGCGAGGATATCCTTTCTGAGGATGAAAGACAGGGGATGAGTGCAGATCCGAACTCTAAGTTCGAGATTGTACACATGGTGTCTCCCCGAGGAGATAAGGATAAGATCGGTAAGGTTGGAACTGCTAAGATGAAGTTCAAGTCGGTTCATGTTCTTAGGCAAGGCCAGAAGGTTTTAAGGGAATCTGGCTTCGAGGAATGGCCGTATGCTGTTCCACGTTGGTCAAAGACTAATGAGGAAAAATATGGTCGTTCTCCGGCCATGAAGTCCCTTTCCGACATAAAAATGATCAATTCTATGAAGAAGGTATCCATCCAGTCAGCTCAGTTGGCGGGGGCCCCACCTCTTCAAATCCCTGACAATGGGTTTCTAACTCCTTTAAACCTACAGCCTTTTGGACGAAATTATAAACGCCAGGGCCTTAAGGATAAGGTCGAACCTCTATTTGTTGGTGGAAATGTTAATATCTCCATAGAATTTATTGAAATGATTAAACAAACCATCCGAGCTGCTTTCTTTATCGATAAGCTCAATTTGGTGGAAAATGATAGAATGACTGCGACTGAGGTTATGCAGCGGAGGGATGAACAATTCCGTTTATTAGGTCCAATACTCGGTAGATTGACTAGAGAACTCCTTAAGCCTATTATTGACAGAGTTTACGGCATTATGGAACGTAAGGAGCTTTTTAAGGATCTACCCTCTGAGGTAGAGAATGCTAAACTCGATATTAAATATGTCTCCTCTATCGCTCAAGCACAATTAACAACTCAATCTGAGAATATTGTTAGGGCCATTCAAGCAACTGGCGTTATTTTAGAGTTCCAGCCTGAGGTTATGGACAATATTGACGGAGATGCTCTACTAAAGCATAATATCGACATCTATAATGTTGACCCATCGGTCATCAGGAAGGATAAAGATGTTGAAGGTATTAGAGAAGGTAGGGCCAAACAGCAACAACAAGCTGCCGAACAAGAGCAGATGCAAGCTGAGGCCGAAACTATAAACAAGGTTGGTCAGGTAGATGAAGGGTAATAAAAGGCAAGAAAAGGCAATTTCAGTCAATAAGGCCTACAAAAGAACATTCTCAACCGATGATGGCCAAACAGTCTTAGAGGACTTGATGGTTTCTGCCGGTGTTATTTCTGGTAGCTCCTTCGTAGCGGGAGATCCATATCAAACTGCCTTCAATGAAGGTCGTAGAGAGATCGTAAATAGGATTATCGAGTCTGTGAACATCGACCCTAGTAAATTTATGAAGATAATGGAATCTATAAACGATGGAGATGAAGATGAGATCAATTTTTAAACTAATTTTAATGAATCAAATCGGCTCGGTGGGAGCTTTAGGTGGAGATCCCCCACCAGATCCGGCTCCAGGGGGAGATCCAGATCCAAATCCGGGAGATGGCGGTAATGGACCTTCTCCAGAAGAAGCACTTTACGGAAATATTAAGGTTTCTTGGCCGGAAGGAATAGAGGATTCATTAAAAGGTGAGGCCTCCTTAAAATCCTTCGTAGATCCTGAAGGTAATATTAATGTAGCTAATCTGGCGAAATCCTTTGTTAATACAAAGAAACAGATGGGTTCAGATAAGGCGGTTCTTCCAAACGAAAACTCTTCTGATGAAGAAGTTAATGCGTTTTGGGATAAATTAGGGTTTCAGTCGGATAAGGAACAGTACAGCATAAATAAGGTAGATGATTCTAAATTGGATGAAAAGTTCATGGGGGATCTTAAGGAATTTGCATATGAACATAAGGTGCCGGTCGAAACAGCTAATAAATTGGCCTCGTTTCTCCATAATCAGGTGGTTGAAGGAGAGAAAGAGGCAAAAGAGACTCAGACAACTTCAATTAACACAGGGTTGGACGAAATTAAGACCGAATACGGCCAGGCGTACGATCAGAAATTAGGGGTGGCCAAAAGAGTTTTATCGGAAGTGGTTAAGGACGAATCGGTAATTAAGGCGTTTGAAGATCCGATGATCGGAAGTAATCCAAATATAATAAGAGCTTTAGTTAAAATTGGTGAAAGTTTGTATAAGGAAGATAACTTTAATGGTGGAGCAGGGAAAGAGGTATTCTCGCCTGATGAAGCTCAAGAGAAGATCAATATGATCATGGGAAATAAGGATCATCCTTATAACAAGCCGAATCACCCAGGACATAATGATGCAGTGAAGAAAGTTATGAAATTATTTGAGATGAAGCAGTAAAATAGGGTACAATTTAGGGAGGAGGTTTTAACCTTTTCCCTCCTACATATTTACTTGGCCTCCACACCTGATTATTGTGGGGGCCTTTTTAAAATAGGGAAGTAGTTCAATTAGTAGAATTTTGGATTTTGATTCCAGAGGTTGTAGGTGCGAGTCCTACCTTCCCTTCCATTTTCTATTGACATAAATTCATAAATGCATATACTTAAGGTATAAGCATGTTGGATTACCTTATTCTTAGGCCCTTTCAAAGCATGTTCTAGAAAGACCTCTTAGAGATTACCTTTCGATTTGAACGAAATTTAATATCAACTTTAGTAAGGAGACATATTATGTCGAACCAAATTACTATGGCTATGGTGGATATGTTCAGCTCGAACGTAATGCACTTAGTTCAACAAGATGGAACTAGACTTCTTCCATATTGCCGAATGGAGCAATTTAATGGCGAGTCTAAGTTTCTAGATAGAATCGGAGCTGCAACTGCCAAGCGTAAAGAAGGCAGACACTCAGATGTTATTTATGAAGATATCGAGCACTCAAGACGACAATTGGTAACTGAAGATTTCTATGCTTCTGACCTTGTAGACAAGGAAGATAAACTTAGAGTCATCATGAACCCTGAGTCTGAATACACGAGAGCTATCGCTATGGCCCTTGGCCGTCAGATTGATGAAGAAATCATCGCTGGTGCTCTTGGAAATGCTTATAGTGGAAAGAAAGGAACAGTGGCAGTGGCCATTCCTGACTCTCAAAAATTAGTTTCTGTTGCTAGTTCAGCTTTTGCTGGTTTGAATATCGCTACTCTTAGAGCAGTTAGAAAGAAATTCAAGCAGAACGAAGCTATCATGAAGGGCGGAAAGTTGATCTGGGCCCAATCAGCACAACAAGCTGATGACCTCCTTGGTTCAACAGAAGTTACTTCTGCCGATTTTAACAGTGTCAGAGCACTTGTTAACGGTGAGAGTGATAGTTTCATGGGATTCCTTTTTGTAGAAACAGAGCTTCTTAGCTTCAACGCAGCCGCAGTTACTTTCGAAGTATTAACGGGTGAAGTTGGATCTGGATCTGGGACAGTCAATATCGGTGCAGGACGTGAATGTTTCGCATTTACTTCTAACAGTGCGATAGCCTGTTCTTTACCAAGTAGAGTTAATGGTCGGATCTCTGAACTTCCGAACAAGCATTACTCTCACCAAGTTTATGGTAGCATGACAATTGGAGCGACTCGAATGGAAGAGAAGCAACTAATGTTAATCTACTGTGAAGAATCTTAATAGGGGGATTTTATGACTATTAAATACGGTGACAATTACACGAAGCAGTACATCACTCGACCTTCTGAGAAGGTAGAGAAAGGTGAACTAGCAGGACGTAAGCGGATTATCTTTGAAGTTAAGGACTTGGATTTTGCCTATCAAGTAGGCGATACCATCATGGGACCTTTTCTTCCAGCTAACTCTCTAGTAATCGATGCTAAGATACGAATTAGTAAAGATTTAGGGGCAACTGGAATCTTCGATCTCGGTCACGCCGGATCAGATACCGATGCTGCTGATTCTGATGCATTCGTACTAGCTGCTGATGCAGATGCTGGTGCAGTACTTCAGAGAGCTGATTTGAACAACGTAGGAATCTTTCATAGATTTGCTGAAAAAGTACAAATAGTAGCTACTTGTACTGAACTCATGGACGGTAACGTTCTTGACGGTAAAATCTACTTAGAGGTAGAGTACGTTAACGATTAATTATTTTCAGGAGGGGCGGTATGGCCACACAGGTTCAAATAGTGAATCTTGCACTACAGAGACTTGGGTGCGAGCGTATCACCCTTCTTACTGACAATAACAAACGGGCCAAGTTGATGACCGATTTGTATGATATCACTCGTGATAATGTACTATCAGATTTCCCTTGGTCCTTTGCTATTGCAGAGGTTGAACTAGAAACCCCTACGGATGATTCTGGGGGATCTCCATTTCAATACGAATACGAATACGATCTTCCTGCCGATCATGTCCGAGTGATTAAGGAATACAGCGATTTATTTTATAAGGTGATGGGTAAGAAGATTCAGACTGATGAAGGGGCCTTACAATTAGTTTATGTGACCAATTCAGTTCTAGAAGCCGATTTCCCTCCAGATTTTGTTAAGGTATTTTATTTAACTCTGGCCCTAGATGCCAGTAACTCTTTAACTCAAGATAAGGCCCTAACTGGCCAGATCTTTAACGAGTTGGAGAAAGCTCTACAGAATATTAGGTTCAATGAGTCTAAGGAAAGTTCTGTAGATGAATTTGAGATTGACGACTATACGACTGTGAGGCTGTAATGGCCAAGTACACATATTCCAACAACAATTTCAGTTCGGGAGAGCTAAGCTCTAAATTAGAAGGGCGGTCAGATCTCAAGCAATATGCTTCTGGGGTAGGAGAGATGCTGAACATGTTCCCCTACAGATCCGGGGGATCAGCTAGAAGGCCTGGAAC